CCCATGGAGATATTCATCAGACATATTTTAGCCCTATGGTTTCTATTGGTTAAATAATGTCTTTATTGTGATCGAGAGAATGGAGCAGTGCGAGCGGTTGGAAGTGTGAAAGACGAGGTAACAAAAAGGGCTTTCGCCCTTTTATTTGTTTATTCGTGATGAAAAACGCTCGTCTTGTTGCTTGCCGTTTATTTCGCTTTCATATGCAGTCTTGCAATGATTTTTATCTCTAAACAATCCATTGATTAATCGATAGAGTACACGCCACCTTTTTTTAGGTTGTTCGGCTAAAATAGCCCCACGGTATGTGCGACTAGATAATGTTTCGTCTGCGGCACCGCCTGTTAAGGCGTTGAATAATTGGTCAAGAGCGATTAAATTATGATAAGCGTAGTTCTTTAATTTGCTTGGAATTTCCATTCTTCAATTTCCTTTTCAAGTGCGGTTAGTTCTTCTAGTGTATTTGTTGCCAACAAGCGATCTTCAAACGCCTGTCTTTGCCCAATAATCAAACCGATAGCAACCGCAAACTGCGATGCTTTCTCGATAACTTTCTCAACCAACACATCAAATGGAACACCACGAACCATTGCAACTTGCTTAAGCATTGGCGTTTCTGCATTATTATCTGCCCGCCACGCTAACGCCTCTTTCTCTTGGCGATAAAAGCTCTCGATTTCTGTCTGTGGATAGCCAACCAGCAAGCTAGATTTAAGCGTATCGGCTTTATTGGCAAGCGTTGCGAGTAAGGCTTCTTTGCGTTGCGTAAATCGCTCGGCAATCTTCGTTTCATCTTTTACCCATGCAGTGCCGTTCCATTTGCATGGTTCAGCAAGAGGTGCAAGTGCGGTTAAATTTCCAGGCAATTCACCCAGTGCAGTATGTTCTACTTTTTCGCCTGTTTCCTTGCTGTAATAGGTGCCACGATAGTCAGCTTGGTATTGCCAACTGTTATCTGTTCGCACAATGACAAAGCCTTGTTTCGGTTGTGGCGGCGCATCTAAATAACTGCCTGCGGAAAGGCTACCACCTTCGCTCACATATTCGGTTGCACTGTGGCTGTAAATACCGTTGTTGTCTGTGCAGTAAATGGTGATTTCGCCACTAGTTTCGGCAAAGCCGTCTTGATTAAATGTTACGGTCATGTTGTACTCCTTATTCGGCTAAGCAGATGTAGTGATAGGCGATGTTGCGAGGGCGGGTTTCATTTGCACTGCTAACAACTCGTTCTGAATCGAAATTCACTACACTTACATTTGAACCACGCCCAGATGGAGATGCTGAACTCCCAAAGTCCCAAGCTGCCCCTTGTTCATTTCGAAATGCTCCTGTTGCTTGTACAATAAGATCTCTTCGTCTTGTACCGTCTTGTTCTTGTACTGCTCTAATAGAAAAGGCTGCTGTAATTTTTTGCATTGCAAAATCTTGTGCCGACAACAACGCTCGCCCAGCATCTACATTCCGCCCATTATCCCAACCACGAATAAACTCGCCACGCAAATCAGGTAATACACCCGATGGATATTTCTGTGCCAATTTTGGATAACGGCGAGTGTCAAACCGCTGTCCGTTCATCGCTAAGCAACCTGTTGGGACGGTAGAGAGCGGATAAGGAATAGGGATACCAATAAATAAATCATGTAAGGCATTAAAATCAGTGGAATTGGCTTTTTTCCCGATTTCAGCAAGCAACGTCGCTTTTAAGTTTGCATCACCTGCTAATGCACGTGCCAATTCTTCCAGCGTGTCTAATGCTGCTGGGGCAGAACCCACCAATGCGGCGATTGCGGTTTTTACAAATTCTGTCGTTGCAATTTGGGTGTTGTTGGTGTTTGGGTTGGCAGTAGGGGCGGATGGGACGCCAGTGAACGCTGGGCTTGCTTTTGGGGCGTAACCTGTGCGGTCTTGGTTGATGCCGTCTATTTGGTGTTTTAAATATTTGGTTCGATTGGCGAGCTGTTTTGCCTGAATGTTAATTACGCCAAGCTCTCCGCCTAGCACCTTATCTTGTTTTTCAATGAGATAAATATCTTCTTCCCATTGTTGTTGCTCAGTAATTTTTCCCATTTATACTTCTCCAAAAGTAAAGTTTCCGTCGAAATTGATCTCGCCATTCCACCGATGGCCTGCCCGTGTAAAATTGAATGCAACCAAATGACAACGTGCGGGGGCATTTTCATTTAAAATTCGCCGCACTTGTTTTGATTCTTCAATAGTAATGGGCTGATGTAGCACAATTTTGTATTCTGCCCAGTGTATTTCTTCATGCTCAAAGGTTTCCGAACCATCAAAATTTAGTTCGCCATTCCATGTTTTAAGTGATTGGTTTTCGATAATATCGACTTCGCCATAACCCACTGATTTCATGACGCGGCGAATCGCCGAAATTGTCCCCTTGTGCTTGTGAATGTGGATGCTATTTAAAATGGCTTGTCGTTTGCTTTCCTCGCTCCATTCGTCATCCCATTCGTCCACGGAAAGTGACCAAGCAAGCCATGGCAAGAGGTTTATAGGGCAATTTTCAGCACTCCATAAGAGGCGAATAGGCACAGGAATTTCCACAATTGCAGAAAACGTATTCGATAATTGTTTCTCTAGCTTGCTCGACCCTATGGGCAAGAGATAGCTATTCATCTCGGCCACCTACGTTGATTTGAATTTGTGAGCAATATGCAGCTTGGTGAGGTTGCACGATTAAATCTTTAAGCGGTTGTGTCAGTTTCACGTTCTGCACGCCTTCTTGGTGCAAGGCTGAATAAATACCTGAAAGCGTAATATCAATGCCAAGCAAGTGTTGCTTATTTGTATAATGGGTGATGGCTTGATTAACATTTGCCATGACAACACTTTCTAGTACTGAGGGATAAAGTGTGAGGGTCGCTCGAATTTCATAAGGTAAAATCACCGCACTTTCGACCAATACCGTATCAGTCAGGGGGCGAATATGCTCGGCATTCAGCTTTTCTTTTACCGCATTAATTAAATCACTGTCGGCTGTTCCTTGTCCCTCCGTGGATAATATGGCCACTTTCACCGTGCCTGCAGTTGTGCTTGTTACATCAACGTCTTTTATTTTTGCAGAGGTAGAGAGCGCATGAAATTCATAGCTTGCGCGGCTACCAGCCGTAGTTAAACCTTCTAATGACATTTGAATACGTGTGCGAAAACGTTCATCATCTTCATATTGGGTAGGAATAGGCGGATGAGCGTTTAAATCTCCCGATTGAATGATTAATCGCTTAATGCCGAATAATGCCCCTAATTGATCTAAATCTGAGCCTGTCGCATAGGCAAGCATTACTGCTTTAGCAGATTCATTAATATGCGTTCTAAGTAATAATTCTAAATAAGCATTTTCTTCTAGCAATTTAACCACAGGTTCGCTTTCTAACTGTAAGCGAGCTTGCCAATGTTTCCGCATATCATCACTTTCTTGTAATGACAGAAACTTTTCTTTTCTCTGAGCAAGTAAGGTTTCATAACTGAGTTCTTGCACAACTTTTGGTGCGGGTAGTTTTTTTAAATCAACTAATTCGCTCATTCTTACCGCCTAGCCATACATCATCATAATTGATGACGTTGTTTGGATTTCTTGTTCTGCCCACGATAGAGCAAGTGATGCCGTTTTCTGTAAGTTGTGGTTTAAATTGGCTAATCGTCACGCGTGGTTCCCATTTGTGCAATGCCATCACCGCACTTGCGGCAAGTTGGAGCAATAATGCGTGGTTCATTGGTCTGTCAATGAGTTCCGGAATACGGCTACCATAATCTCGGCGTTGTAAACGTGATCCGATTGGTGTCAATAAAATGTCTACGATTGACTGTTTGATATGTTCCGTTTCGCTTGTGATTTTCTCGCCTGTAAATCGATTCATTATTCAGGCTCTCCAGTTTTGTCTTTACCTTTCGAAACATCTTTGTGTTTATGTTTCATTTGACTAATTCCGCCCGCTATCATGTCGCCTGTTGATGTCACTTCCCCATCAATATTCACATTGCCTTTTATGTTGATAGTGGGGCAGTCAATATTGATTTGATTGGCGGCTTTGATATTGGCGGTTTTTATTCCTGTCACAACCAAATCGCCGTTGGCTTGGTTGTAGGTGATTTTTGCGCCATCGGCAAATTCGATCACGTGTTCATCGGCTGATTGGCTTGGACTGTTTTGAGTGTAAAGCCCTGTGATGATGCACGCTGTTGTCAGTTCGCCACTTGCCGCCAAGATGACACATTGTTCGCCTTGTGTTGGCGGCGACCATGTTTTTGTTGTACCTGATCGCAATGCGATGAACGGGATGAAATCCGTTAATATTTCACCGCACTTTACCCGTGCTTTCGCTTGTGCATAATCGACTTCGGCAATTAAGCCAAAGCGGATAATGCTTTCAATTCTTCGGTTGTTATCGGCTGACATGGGCGGATTTCTACTTGTAATAATTGCCCCTATTTTTGGTGAGTTTGTTTAATTTTGCGAGTGTGGGGGAGTGTGAAAAAGATGGTAACAAAAAAGGGCTTTCGCCCTTTTATTTTTTATGCCCGATCTGTCATTCTACTTCGCATTCTTGCTTGTTGTTGTCGGTTGATTCGTTCAAGCTCTGCGGCGACAAGTTGGGCGATTTGTCGTTCATTTTGCCCTGCTTGTGCATTTATGGTGATATTGACCGCCATTGGTTGCATAGTTTGGCTGATGTTTGGACGTGCCGAAATTGGCGGTCTGTTATCTACCTGAATTGGTGCGGCTGTGGCAAGTCCGATACCTAAACCGCCCGCAATTAAGGCTTGTTTCCCGTAATTTAAGGCGTTCAGCGTGGCAACGCCTAGACGGCTTGTGGCTTCTTTAGTCATGACATATTCGCCACCGTGAACAATGCCCATCGGTTGATATTTGCCGCCATTGCCGGTGTAACCGCCTGTTGCGTATTCTGGAATATCTGCCATTGCTGCCATGGTTTGACCAAGCACGCCATTTCCAAACGCGGCTTTCATAGTTTCTTCTTTTAATGCTTTGGCTTTTTGATTTTGCTCGTTGATTTTAGGTAGATTATCAATCAACCACTTCACGCCATCAATTAATAGCTGGAGTGGTTTTAATGCTAAATCAATGCCAAAAGCGACCCATTCACCAAATTGTTTACCTGCGCTTGCGGCGGCATCTAAATCTTCTTTTGTGCTTTGTACTGGCGCAAGTAGGTTAGTGAACCAGTTAAAAGCACTTTCAATCCAACCAACAAGCGGCTTGAATTTGTCGATAACGGGTTGTAATCCTGATTGCAACCCATTTAAGAACCCGCCGAAGAAAGATTTTACTTTTTCCCAGTTTTTATAAATATAAATTCCTGCTCCAACTACTGCGGCAACCACTACACCAATAGGGGAGAGTAAAAATGAGATAGACGAGCCTAAACCGATAAAAATCATTCTCACAGGCATTGTCCATGCTTTCAATGCGCCTAATAATACTTTTAGTGCATTTAGTTTAGTGATTTTCCCCAGAAGACCTGTTAGGGCTGTTTGTGCGGATGAAAAAATATTCGACCACCCACGGAATGAGAGTAAATTTTTATTAGATGCGATTGCTGCCTTTGTCGTGTAATTAAAGCTTTTTGCAAGCAGTGTATTTAGCCCAGTGAGTTTCCCGAATCCAAGTGCAACCCGTGCCATAGGATATAAAACAAAGCTTAATGCAAGACTTAGCGCACCAAATGCAGTAAGTGTTGTGCCTAATGCTGATGCGACAAGTAAAATTTTTCTAGCAAGTTCTGGGTTTGCTTCAATCCAAGCCTTAAATTTATCAACTACGCCACCCAGCTTATCTAAGATGTTGTGTAAGGTTGGGGCAAGTGTACCGCCAATTGTCGTTTTTAAGTTAAATAAGCGGTTTGTGAAAATTTGAGTTGATGCAGACAAGGCTTTCATTCTTGTATCAAATTCACGCCCCATTGAGCCTTTTGCCGCTTCACTATTGGCTAGTTCAATTTGTCTGCGCCATTCTTCCGTATTTGATACTAACAATGCGAGCGTTTTTGTGTGTTCCGTGCCAACTAAATCGGCAATGGTTCCAAGTCGTTTTGATTCAGGCAGTTTTTTGAGTGCGTCCACGATTTTAAAAATAGTTCCTTGTGCATCTTTAACCATGCCTAATTCAACGGCATTTGCACTTAAACCTAACGCGGCCAAGCCATTTTTAACGGGCTTTTTCTTACTTGCTTGTGATAAGCGGGTGAAGATAGCATTGACGGCTGTCGCGGACTGTTCTTCTGCCGCCCCTGCAGTTTGCAAGGTTGAACCTAAAGCCGCCATGTTCTTTTCACTAATATTAGCGATGCCAGAAATCCCCGAAACTCGGTTCATAAATCCGATGATTTCTGTACCTTTAGAGATGGCATTATCATCAAGATAGTTAATGGCATCAGCTAGTTCGCGTGATGCTTGTGCTGATAGTTTAAAGTTCTTTATTACTTTCCCGTATTGTTCGACAAGTTCATCCGGATTAGCCGCATCAAATGCCGTTGCCATTTGTGTATTTAATCGCACAAATTCAGAAAGTTGTTCTTTTGGCACGTCCATTCTTGCCGCGCTTTCAATCATGTTGGCAATTTGCACGGTAGTGAGCGGCAATTCTTTTGATAGATCATGAATTTTGATTTTCCATTGGTCAAATTCTTGCGTAAAGTTCCCTGATTTATCTTTTAATCCATCGACCTGACGAGCGACACCGATCATGGCATCTTCAAAAGTCATAAAATCTTTTGTCACTGCGGCAATAGGCGCAGTAATTGTCGCACCTGCCGCCATGGATTGCGCACCAATAATTTGTGCTTTCCCGCTAATATCTTTTAATTTTTCAACTTGTCCACGATAGCGATTATAGGCAGCTTGTTTGGCGTTCAGTTTCTTCAACGCTTCTTCTTGGTGCTTGATTTGATCTGTTGCCGCTTTCGTATTTCTTTGTAAGTTTCGCTGATTTTGAGCTAATTTTTCAGCTGAAATACCTGCTTGCGATAAGGCTAGTTTTGCCTGTTGTAATTTATTTGATGCGGCAACTTGTTCTTGTTTGAGTTTTTTTACTGCACTTCTGGCTTTTTCAACTTCTTTTTTAAATCCTTCAGTTGGATTTTTGGCATTTTTTAAATATTGAGAATAAGACGCCGCTTTTTGTTTTGCCGCAGACAGTTCGTTATTTAAAGATGATAATTTTGCTTTCAACGGGTTGATCGTTGAGGCATATTGTTTCATGGCTTCTGCGTGTTGTTTGTTTTGTTGTGCTAGTTGTCGTTGTGCATTTTTGTTTTCGCGCAACTTCGCAGACAATTCCCGAACACTTTTGGAGGCGTTCCGAACTGGTGCTGACATTTTATCAATGGCATTTAACAAAACAGATAATTGTAAATTATTCATAAAAACTCACTATTTTTATTGACAAATTATTTTTCTATGTTTAATAATTAAACAAAACAAACGAACAGGAGAATATATGTCGCTTATACTTGCATTAATTGGCATTCCGTTATTCATTGGATTAGGTTTGTTTTTTACTGGCAGCCTAACTTTTGCTGCTATTTCTGCTGTGTTTAGTATGGCAACCGTGGCATTTGTTCCTATTATCTCGTTGATTTTTGTTCTTTGGCTTATCACTGATAGCGTTATTTTATCTATATTGTTTACCCTTATTTTCGGGCTAATTGTTTTGTCTGCAAACAATACCAAAACAAATATTTAGCCACATAGGTTACATAGATAATTGCGCTAAAACTAAATCTTCAATCACATCTAAATCGCGTTGGCTAAAGCCTAACAATTCACGCTGTGCATACCGCACTTTAAAATCTTTTGCTTTTGATGGACTGCTCATTAATCCATATTGATGAACTTTTGCGATCATTGCGCTTGACCCATTAAACCCGACCGACACTTCATTGGCATTACTCTGAATTTTGAAATATCTTGCCGTTCTCAACTTCGCAAACATGGCTTTTCGTTTAATTCTGCCTTTCTTTTTGCCAAATTCTTTTCTTGGTTTTCTTTGCTCAAATGCTGTGCCGTCTGGGTTTTCTTGACGTGCGATGCGGGCTTGTTGATTTTTTCTTAAAGCTTGCCCAATGTTGCGGGCCAACTGGCGACGGGCTTGCGGTGAGAGATTATTAATGAGTGCGGTCAGTTTCGCTTGGATTTCCTCCACCGTTGCCATTATTCACCGCCTTTAAAAATTAAATTTTCATCCGTAATTTCGCCTAGATACACTTTCACTTTTCCTAACTGTTCCCATTCAGGTGCGGTTGGCTCTGTGGCGTATGTCATCTGCACATTTTCGCCCACTTGTTTTGCCACAACTCGTTCGGTAAGTTGGATTTCAAAAGATACGTCCGCTGTGTTGTTATTGTTGTAATCCATTTGGAATTTAAAGGCGTTTTCACGGCGTTGCGGATTTTCGAATAGTTCAGGTTGGTTTTTCCGTAAGTACGCATTAATCGGCACAATGAGGCTTGCAATATCAAAGGAAAAATCGGTGATGATGATGTTGAGTGTGTAACGATACTCAAAGCTCAGTGATGTGCTGCCAGTTGCAACAACTTGACCGCCGTCAACATAAAGCTGTAAGCGGTCAGGATTTTTCACAAAGTCTTGGTGACTTTGCTCAAGGATTTTGCGCAGTTGGTTTGGCTTTTTCATTTTGCGTATCTCTGCAAATTAATGGTCGGTTGTCTTTATCTACGGCAACAATCAAATGTCCAGTGTCCGTCATCAAATAGCCTACTTGATGAATGCATACTTCTGTTATTCTTCCGTCAGGGTAATTTGAATATTTACCAAATGGACCATCTCTAAATGGTACGGTGTACGTGCTTGCTAAACACGGCAATGATGCGGTAATGGCGAGATAAAGACTTATTTTTCTCATTTTCTGAAATTCCGTTGTTGCATTTCATATTTTTGCTGACAATCCACGCAACGGGTTACGCCTTGAATTAATTGGCGGCGTTTTTCAGGAATTGGGATGTCGCAATCTTCGCAATAAAACGCACTGATTGCTTTAAAAGTGCGGTGTTTTTGTAACGCAATGTCTCGTGTCATTTGTTCGAGTTCTTGCGCACGGTCAAATTGATCTGTCATTGTTTTTCCTGTTTATTAAATTCATCAATGCATTTCTTTAATGCTTGATTTTCAACAATGCAGATACTTAGCTTTTGTTGGCTTTGTAGATAAGCGTTCGCCAAATCGCCGTTAGTTTTAATTGTGGCGGCAAATGGCGTACATTCTGCAACTTGCGGGCATAGAATTGGCTGTTTAATGATTTTCGGTGTTGTTGAACACGCCGCTAACATCATCAGGGATAAAAGTGTCAGCCCAATCTTGGTGTTTTTTAAGTGCATTTTTTAAATCCTGTGTTTGCTTGGTTTGAGAGATTTTTAACTGGTTGACGGCTTCCGTAAGTGCTTTTTGTTGCTCATTGAATTTATCCACGCTTTCATTTAAGGCAACGTAAGACGCTTCCCATTGTTGTTTTAATTGTTCCTCTTTGGCGGCTTCGGCTCGCCAGTGGTTGGCTTGCCACCCTTGAAATAGGATAATTGCCACAAGCATGAGCGGGCCAACCAATAAAATGTATTTTTCTTTTTTCGTTAAGAACCCAAACATAATGCTTTCTCCTTTTGTCGTCTTTCAATTAAGCCTTTCAGTGGAACGCCGTTTGCATAAATCCATCGTTCAAATTGACCGCACATGGCTTTGCTATATCCTTTCCGTGCCATTTTAAAAAGCGTGCTGTTTTTTAAGTTCCCGCATCCTGCATTAAAGGTAATTGACACTAAGGCATCAAATGCACCTTGCGGCATTGCTTGACCGTTTGCATACGTATTCACACATTTTTCGGCTTGTTTAATGCCTTTCGTGTATAATTCGGCCACTTCTTGCAAGGTGTAAATTTTGTTTCGGTTGATTTTTTCTACTGCATCCGTTGTGCCAATGCCGACTGTTAAAACATCAGCGGGGCATTGATAGGGTTTTTGCATGCAACCTTCTGCATTGCCAATCAACAACAAGCCTTTTTCTGATGTTCGAATTTCATTTCCGTGCGTGGCAATAGCAAGCCCTACAACAGCCGTGACGGCGCAGACGTATTTCGCTGATCGTTTAATCATGGTGATGGCTCCGTTGATTCAATTCTTTTTCTTTTAATTCAAAATCTTTTTTCTTGTAATACCAATTTACAAGGAATGTTGCGACGCCGATCACAATACCTGTTACAGATGCCACGTCTGCCCAATTTACATTTGAAAACATATCCGCAATGCGTCCTATGAAGAAGGCAAATAATCCTGATGTGTAAGACGCTTTTGATGGTGTGTCGTGCATATCAGCTCCAAAGTTGTATAGTGTCACTTGCCACGCTGATCTTTTCCGTGTCAGTTTCTGGCAATATTACTGGTGTTCCTATGGGAATGACTGGCTTATCCATTAAGTGCGGATTTAATTCGCACGCAATTTCTAAAAGCCCTTCACTGCGGCCAAAATAGCGATAAAGAATGGCGTCCAAGTTGTCATTTTGTTGTGCGTAAACTTCCATTAAATCAACTCCGCATCGACCCGTCTTTTGCCTATAATGTCACTAATAGCAAAGCGGGCATCTCGTCTTAATTCGTTGATGCTGTCTTTGAGCAAATCCATTTTCTTTTCACCATCATTGGTGCTGTCATAGCTTGCGTAACGCTCGTAAAGGTTAGCCAGTGCCAAACAGTTCACCGCGCGTTTATAGCGATAAATCAACACGCTTTCGCCGTTGACTGATGGTGCGGGGATTTGTTCAAGGAAGTGATGTTCGCTTTGTGCTTTGAATGTAGATAATTCATCATTTACACTGGCGATGGCTTCAATCAATGCATCTTGCAAGCGTTGTTCGGTGACTGTGCCGTCTGCACGATATTGATTGCGAAAAGCAGAAAGAGAAATATCAGGGAAAAAATCATCATTTCGAATAATATCTTCGCCTGTTCCGTAATCTTCCAGTTGTTTTTGCACTGCGCCCATTTCATAATCGGGGGCGAGTTTGATTGAGATTGCACCGTCTGACATAAAATCTACCTATAAAAAAGCGGGGTGAGGATAAAGAGCAACAATCAGGAAAAGAGGTAAAGAAACCTGACCGCGCTTTTATCCGCCCCGCGGGTGCGTGGTTTGCTCATTATCAAATCCGATTATTCATCGGCTTTGCTTAATTTTTTGCGTAATTTTTTAATATCGCCTTTCACGCCAATTTTCTGATCTAAACCCAAAGCACGTTCTAAATATGCCAGTGCTTGTTCAGGGTTCTTTTCAACCAATAACAAACCCAATTCGCGCAATAATCGTGCACGGCTTTCATCTGGCATGTCACATTCAGCCGTGATGCGTTGTACTTGCTCTAAGTAAGCCACTTCAAATGGCTGATTGGCGGCTTGTGCGGTTTTTGCTTGGTCGGCAAATTCTTCCGCCAATAATGTGCCAAGTGTTCGTGTGAACGGTTCAGGCAAACGCAAATCATGGAATACGGCATAATCAGCAATCTGCAAGGCAAGGTGATATTCCCCGCAGTCGATTGCCCACACGCACCATGTCATCAAGACGTTATCTTGTTTGCCTGTTCCGGCAGATAACGCCCCTGTAATCCATGGCAGATAGTCAGGCAAAATTTGCTTTTTAAATGCGGCTTTGCGTTCGGTCGATTGGATGTTTTTCAAATCCTTTCGATGTCGCGCAAGAATACGGCACATTTTTTCGTATTCCGTGAAGTCGCTTAGATCTTCGGTTTCTGCCGCATTAGCGATAGCGGCAGAAACTTCGAGAAAGTGACGTTTAGTTGGTCGCATTGTGATTACGCGTGAGTTGGTGCATCAAGAATGGTGATGTTTTTCGCCATCGCCACGGCTTCGTAGTTCTCAACTACATAAGCTTCATTGGATGACAAGTAATCTTCCACACGGTTGCGTTCCGGCACGTCTTTTAAGTGACGGCGAACGCGACCTTCTTGCACATAGATTGACAAGTTGTCGAGTGATGTCACCAATACAGTGCCTTTCGGGAAGTATGGCACGGTTACGGCTTGTAAACCGCCAACACGTTTTTGGCTGATAATAGTATCGCCTGCCGCTTGCTCGCTTGGTTTATCTTGATTGATTAACGGGAAGTATTTATCCGCTAACAAGTCGCTACCCATAATCGCCACAAGTTTTGTGTCATCACGGTATTGGTCAGGGATGAAATCTTCTTTCAGTGCATAAACTAATGCATCAAGATTTTTATATTCTTTGCCTGCACCGATTTCGATTTTGCCTGTACCGCTTTTCGCTTCTTTCATTACGCGTGCAGTTGCTTTATCTTCGATTTGTTTCAACCAGCCTTTGTTTACATCTTGCAATAATGGATTTGATGTACGGTTGGTTGTTGCCGCCACGCTTGTGCCGTTCCAACCGATCATGATACGGTCTAATGCAATGCGTTCTGCTTTAAGTTTGCCAACACGTGCCGCAAAGTCAGGGAATTTCGCCCAACTGTCTAACGTTGCATAGTTTAAATGCGTGTCAAAGTTGGTTTGTTCGCAAGAATATAAGTTTTCTTGCAAGCTGTGAATGTCAGTGGTTTCACGTGCTTTGGTGTTGGTATCTGTGCGGCTTGCAACTGGTGAAAGTACGCCTAAACGTAATGCAGAACCTTTCATATCTTGCACCATCACAACGTTGATGCGTTTTAAGAAATCGGAGCTTTCAAGTACTGCGTTTTCAAGTTTTTGTTGAATGGTTGGTTCGACAGTGAATTGTCCGCCATTCGCAACGAATGCCACATCTTCGCCGTTATCTTGTGCAACGCCTGCAATGTAAGCTTGGAATTTTTGTTGAGTAAATTTATTCATTTGGTTTTTTCCTAAGATAAATTAAAAGAAGCGGCCGTCAGTTTCAGGTTCTTCACCATAAACTAATGGGCGGGAGTTTTCGGCTTGTGCCGGCTTTTGTTTGAGTTCTTCAAACGTGGCATGGATTTCTTCATTGCCCGCTTTCATTTCTTCAATTTCGGCTTTTTGATTTTCCAAATCGCCGTGAAGTGCGGTCAATTTTTCTAAGATTTCCTTTTGTTGTTCGGCTAAAAGCTCAATGGCACTGGATTGGTCAGAAAAGCGTTCATCATCTGATTTTTCTTTTTTCGCAAATAACGCTTTGATTTTTTCCAACACAGATGGGCTTTTTTCTGCTTCTTCAACAAATTCCAATTCCGTTTCAACAGCAGCGGTGAAGATGTTTTCCGCTTTTAATTTGCGAGCATTTAAGCCATTGTGCGAGAAACTTAACATCTCTGTGCCTAAGCTTGCCGGATTATCTGTAACGGCTAAACCGACTAAGTATGCCTTGCCTGTGTCTGCAAAATTGGTGTCAATTTCAACTGATGTGTAAACTTTTTGACCTTCCTTATTTAAGGCAATGAGTGCATCAGTTGGTTGAAGTTCGGCTAAAAGCTGTAACTTGCCATCTTCACGTTCTTCTGCTTTCACGGCTAAGACGTCACCAAAGCAATGAGCATTGGCAAGTTCAGGGAGATAGACAGAGAATTTGATGTGGTCAAGATTGATGCGTGCGCCGTAGGTGTTTTTTGGATCATAACTTTCAGCCATTTCTTCAATCCAGTTGCGCTGAATTATGCGGCCGTCAGTTGTTGCCCCTTCTGTTGCGACAACTACCCATTTAGATTTTTTTGCCATTGGTTGTCCTTTCTGTGGTTGGTTTGGCTCAAAGATTGCCATTATTCTGAAAGGTTTAATTTT